CACTCATCGCCGGAGTCGCGCTTTCGTCTACTAATTTGTTTGCCATTGTGGTGGTGGGTTTATGTTGTTTATGTGTTGAATATATTGTTGCAGAGGGCGGTTACTTCGGCCGGGGTCATGCACTCCACCCCGGCAGGAGTTCCGCCACCTGCGCTCTGAATCTGCGAAATCGAGATGCGCATCATCTGTCCGAAGAGCGACACCGGAATCCGCATATCTTCGTGTATTACGGTTGCGTGGGTGAGTTCGTCTATCGTCATTGTTGCGCTATTTTTTTAATGTAGTTCTCTAATGTCATCCATCCCGAGTATTTCTCCGGCATGACCATGAGGCCACCGGGGCAAAGTTTCAGACCGTAGCCGGTCTTCGTCTGCACTTGAAAGACCATGTTCTGCTCCTCGTCCTCGTAGGCCATGGCGTAGTTGGAGGGGGAGTCGCCTATGACCCAGCCATTGCCGTAACGCAATGAAATGTATCCGCTTCCGTCGGCGCTGATTGCAGCTCCATCCCACGTAACTTCGGCGTAGGTGCGGTTCTGCATCGGGGGTACAGCCTCCCACCATGTACTTGTGCTTTGCTCGAAATCAATCACCACTGCGAGTCGGTAGGTTCCGGCTGCGAGCGAGAGAGTGTCGGAGTAGCTGTACGTGCGGTCTTGCTTCGGGGTGTTCGCTTCAAGCGTGTGCAAGGTCTGATAGCTGTTGTCAGCCGCATAGAGGCGTATCGCTATCGAGGCAGTTATGCCTTTGTTGTCGGGAGCGATGAAGCCGTTAGATGAGTGTGCGCCGAGGTTGAGCGCTATTTTTACCGATGCCGGCGCGTCTACCACTATCTCGGCTATTTGGTGCTCCTGTTGGTTGGGAGCATTGCTCTCGCGTCTGCCGTTTGGAGCGGTTATCTCGCCCTTAATCAACCCCTTGCCGAATGGTGTAGAGTTGCCGTACATGATTTCACCGCTGAACCGGGTGTTGCCGGCGGTGAAACTCTTTATGTAGGCTTCCCCGGTCTTGAGGTCGAGTTTCAAATTAGGGATGAAGCCGCCGGTCTTGATAAGCCGGTAATCCGTACTCGGCTCTCCGTCCGCATCCACGCCCTGCTCCGAAAACATGAGGTCGCCGCTGAATACCGCGCTTGCGAGTTTTCCGAACTCCGCCATTACGATGTCGGCAAATATGGAGTTGAACCTGTCCATCCGCTCCCACTGCGCTGCGGTTCCTCCGTATGCCGCATCCTCGTGAGGTGTGGCATAAGTGGCCGTCAGGCCGCAGTAGGTCTGACCGGGTTTCAGCACAAAGTATTGCGCCACTCCTTCTGCGTCGCGACCGTCCATGACTACCGGGGTGGTGGTTTCGGTGGAGGAGTAGACGGTGTGGTCGTCATATATCCCTGCCGGATATGCCATAAGGCCTGTTGAGCCCGGTGTACCGGGGTCTCCTTTGTCACCCTGCGCCCCTTTCTGCCCACTGAGGCGTACAGGCCACGACCACTCGCCCACAAGCTTATCATCGGCGTCTATGGTGGCGCATATCATCCACAGAGCACGCCCGGTTCCCACTGTGGGGATTGTGTCAGTCCACCCCGACGGCAAGCGCTGGCTCTCGTAACCCGACTGCATCGGGATATTAGCGAGCGAGTCGGAATATGTCTTGTAGCGGTATTCCGTATGGTGTCCGGCCTCTCCTTTCTCTCCGTCGCGCACGACCGGGACGGTGTAGGCGTCAAGGATTTTGCCGTCTTCGTTACGGCGGACATAGAAGTGTATGTTGTCGCCGATTTCCACCCACGGCACGTTGTTGCCTCCGATTTCGAGCGAGTCTCCGGCGGAGAGCTCCAGCGTTTCGCCGTCGGCGCTTTCAAGCACTGCGCCCTCGCGCACCCAAAACTCGTTATATGTCGTGCCGTCGAGCGAGAATAGCAGCTTCACGCCCAACGAGTCGAGAGCTTCCGGTGTCGCGTAATCGCTGTAACCGTCGGCATTGAAGTGGCGCACCGTGCATTTTATGAGGTCGGTGGAGTGCGAACCCTCGCGGATATATACCACATTGACCGAGGGGATTATCCGGTAATCCGAGTAATCGCGAGAGGTGAGCTTCATCCATTCGGAGGAACCCTCCGCCGGGGCTTCGGCGGAGGCGTGCGCCACGAGGCATTGCCAAAGACACCCGCCGTAGGTCACGATGTCCGTCACGCTGTCGGCATCACGGTAGTACTCCGTCTCATCGGCAGCGATTGTCGCATCCCATTCGCCACGGAAGCGGGGCGTCTTTATTTCTTCGCCATTGTAGCCGATACGGATAAGGTCTTGAACCACAATTCCGCGAGCGTAAAGGTAAGGCTGCGAGAGGTTCATGTATTTGGCCGTCTCCTCGTCTATCAACCCTTCGGGCAAAACTCCGAGGACTGTACCGAAATTCGAGGGGCGCAATATCGGGGCGTCCACGCCGGTCAGCTCGCAGATGTTTCCTCCCTCGCATGAAATCATTACAGAGCGCTGGCGAGTGTTGTACCACGCCCCCTGTGCCGTCTTCTTGATGAAATAATACTCGGATGCGGTCTGTTCCGATGGCACGATGCGGTTGCCCCAGCGGGCAATCATCATCGAGCCGGTCATGGCCATGTTGTGGCCGGAGGGAGTCCCGGCATCGGGATAGGGACGCAGTTTCAATGTGTTGGCTTCCCGGTCTACGCTTTCGACCCACGCCCATGCTTTACCGTACTCCTTTGCACTGCTGTTGCCGAGGTCGTTCACGTAACCGTACACCACGTCGCCGGGCTGAAAGGCGGTGAAGTCCCCCTCCCAGCGGCGCCGCATGACGGCGGTCTGCGAACCGTCTGCGTTGTCTGTGACGCTCTCGATCGTGCCGGAATCGGAGAACGACGCCTCGCCCTCCTGCGCGTTCAGTCGGTTATATATGAGTTCATAGACTTTCAGATAACTCCGGGAAATGATGCTCTCGAACTCGGCGTTGCCGTTACCGTCTATCTGCGCGCCGGACGCTCCCGAAACAAATTCGCCACATCTCAGACCTTTTAGGAACGTCCATATATACCGTATCTTCTGAGCGGCGGTTTTCAAGGCGAACTCAAGACGCGAACGGAGAGCGGAATACAGGTTATGGTCGGTGGCCGGTGTCGTATCATGGCGCGTGATGATATATGCCCCGTTTCCTCCTCCGTTGATGAATCGGTTATTCTGCACGGCGAGAGCGTCAACCTTGGCGTCAAGCTCCTCCGTGCGGCTATAATCGGCCGTCTCGCCTATTTCATAAGTGCAATTGTACTTATTGTCCAGCCGCTTCTCAAAAGCGCGTATCCGGCTTTTCCGTCGTCCCTGGGTGTCGGGGAAATAGTTATCTGAAACCAACTCCACCAATTGCCCGACATCGAGGTCTATCTCATCTTCGGGATAGTGTTCCCATTGATGGTTGACATACCGGTATCCGGCGCAACGTATAGGATTGGTGGGACAGCTGTAATTGGCATTGTCCCGGCATTTCTTTGCAAGCCATTTCTTTGCCTCTTCCAGCAATTCTTGTTCAGCCGCCGGGATGAGCAAATCGGATACCATTCGGGGGTCGTAACCATACAGGATATAAGTGTCGCCCGCCTGTGGCCGGAACTGTTCACTCGGGAGGTCTATGCCGTAAGTATCATTACGGATTATCTCCCAAACCTGCGCATCGGACGTGCTTTCATCGGCGCCGTCGGGGTTGAACCTTACCTCGAAATCCATCCCTGCGAGTGCTCCGGTCTGGAATGTGACCCGCAATTCGGTATCGGGAAGAATGTACTCGGACTTGAATGTGATTCCCGCGTCCGTGAATCTTACGGCTTCCCATTCCACCAATTCGCCGTCGGGGTGTTCATCGTCAGCCACCTCGTCACGGTAAATCTCGGTAGAAATGGAGTCGATTGTTCCGGTACGGCGCGGATAGACCTTGTCGAAGCTGACGACGGCTTCCACCACGTCCTTGTCATCGAGGTTCGGCCATGCGTCGATATGGTCTGTACCCTCGGGTAGTTTGAGGCGCCGCTCAACGACACCCTCTATAACGGCCTCGGCATCCTCGTTCTTGCGGTAGTTTGTCGGGATGTTACGCGTCGAGCCGAACGCATACAGGCGCGTGGCATATTCATCGTCCTTGCTGCCCCCCGGCTGCATCTCGGTTATGACATCGCCGACCTCAAACTTTACGGGAGTGCCGTATTCGCATTTCGAGAGATGTATGACATTGTCGCTTATCCACCATTCCGATTCCCATGCTTCGGCTATCTTCGTGAGGCCGTCCACGATGTTGTCGCCGTCGAACTGCACCAACTTCATTTCTGTAAGCTCCGGGTCTATCTGCGCGGTAAATTCACCGAACCCGGCCTCCGAGAGATTGTCGATGACTATCTGCATGAAGTATCCCGGGCGCTGGGTCATGTGCCACTCTTTCTCGAACCCTTTTTGCCGGGCGTAAAACAGCTTGCGGGTAGTCCAGCGGTACCACGGCGCGTGGAATTTCAATTCGTACGACCAGCCGCCGGTGTTGCCGGTGTCCTGTTTCGGCTTGTCGAGCTGTACTATCTCAAACCGCCCGAACCCGGTGTCGATATAGTCCCCTTTACGGAAGTGTACGAGAGTGGCCGTGTTGAATGTCAGCAATACATATTCATCGGCCATCAACTCCTTGCGGTAGATGGCTTTCTCGCTGATTTCAACAGATAATCTCACCTTTTCCTGTGAGCCTTCCTTGTACTTTATATCTATCATACCGTTACTCTGTCGTTTGGGTCGGGTTCATTCAGTTTCAGTACAAATTTGGCCAACCTGCCATTGAACTGTGTAAATTGTGCGCAAGACACATAATTGCACCGGTACGTTACCGTGGGCTGATACTTCGTGCGGATGTCCACGCGTCCGTTCTGCAGCATTTGCGTGAACTTGGAGTATCTGTTCAGGAACTCAGGCAAGTTGCGGGCTTTGAGGTAGAATGTCAACTGTACGTCACGATCGTTCATTTTGGGATGTATTTCAGCACTCACGAGCACCCGCTTGCCGTGTATGAGCGCACTGCTGTTGGTGATGTACGACTTCACCGGCGCCGGGGTCAGCAACGCCGTGAAGCTGTCCTCGCCGAAGATGACGCCGTATTCCGTCTGTGCATCCTTGCCGTTTATGTACACTTCTCCTACCATAGTATCGTCGATGTTTCGTCACGGTCAATATCCACTTCTCCGGCCAATCCTATTTTTGTAATCAGCACGACAGCATGGTTACGGACTGTAATCCGTGCCTTGGCGCCGTGCATGAGGATTACCCGGTGTATCGATGCCGGCGTCTCGTATTTCAGCACTCCCGTAGTGTTGCCGACGAGAGCGATGTCAACACTACCGGTACGCTTTATCTGCCCTGCATCCACAAAGATGCCGAGCTTGGCAAGATTGCAGTCCCGTTTGATTTTATTCCACCACACAATGCCCGGGAACTCATGGCGTTCGCAGAACTCCCGGCCTTGCGCGCTGAAAAACAGCCGCGACATTTCCTCCCATGTCACCGGCTCTCCAATCTTTTTGCAAGCTCCGATGGAAGCCGCCACTGCTTTTATCTTATCAAGTGTTGTGTTGCTCATAACCTGCTCGTATATTTTTCGATTTTACCTAACCGTTCGTTCATCTCTTCAAGATTTGCGGTGTGCTTGCTGATTCGTTCCAAGTGGTCGATGGCTATAAGCGATAGCCCGCGGATTTCCTCGACGGCATTCGAGGTCGCCGCGCTTTTGGCCGCGACGGCACGTAATTGCTCGTTGATTTCGAGGGTTGTTGTCTTTATCACCTCACCGGCCATTTGCAACGCCGTGAAGCGTCCGTTAAGCTCGTCGGCGGAGTCTTGGCTCATGGTGGTAAATCCACCCTTGCTGCCCCCTTGCGAGGTGCTACCCTTAAAATATCCGTCTGCCCAGCCGTATTTATTTTCCAATTCGGACATTTCGTCTTCGACCATCCGGTTGATGATACCCTGCTCGTTGGCGTCGATATAGCCGTCTTCCCAAAATTTTTGAAGCATCTCCCGGATACGCTTCATCGGCTCGCTTATGTCGGCTTTCATAGCCTCGATAATCATCTGCTTAATCATCTGTTTGACGAGGTCTTTGCTCGCACGGGCGCGGCTTACCCCGCCGTCAAACATGCTTTCGTAGGCTTCCGCAAAATTATCGATCGCCGATTTCACGTCCTCGCCGAAGATGGCGTCTATGGCTTTCTCCTTGTTGTCGGCTATCTGCCGGTCGATGTCGCGAATCTGCTTCTCCCAATCCTTTATGCGGGATTCGTCGGAGTTCTTCTTCTCCTTTTCCTCGTTAATCTGCTGCTGAATGAGTATTTTCTGCTGTTTGAGCAGCTCGTTCTGTTGGTCAATCAGATTGCTCGCATCCTTGGAGTAGGCTTTCTCTATGGCGTCGCCGAGCCGGTTATATCCCTCTTCCAGCACCTCTATCTCATCTTGCAGTTCCGTGATTTTCTTCTCGTGTTTCGCGTCATGGAGCTTTGCGAGGGCGGAGCCGAGCGACGATACCAGACCTATGGCTGCACCGGCAGCGGCGCCCCATGGACCGAATGCGGCACCGGCCTGTGCCCCGGACATGGCGCCGTTCACCGCTTCGAGTGCTGTTCCGATTCCTTGCGCTATGTCGCCCAAAGTGTCACTGCCGAACGCTTCGCCGAGTTGGGACAACGAGTTTTGGAGGAATGTCGCGACCTGTATCACCGACTGCATCCCCTCGGTAATCTTGGCGAGGGCAGCTTGGAATTTCTTAGGGTCGTTACCTGACTTGAACAAATCGGAGAATCCTTTACCCAACTTCTTGAACCCATTGTCGAAACCGTCGATTTCTTTCTTGAGGTTCTTGAGGCCGGCAACGAGGCGTTCCAACTCTTCGGGACTGTTGGAAAGATACTTGAACGTTTCCTCCGATATGCCGAGTTCTTCACCTTTGGCGGCGTCCCAAACCCCTGCTTTAAGGAAGTCTATGCTCTTCTGCCCTTGCTCGAAGATGGCGCGCACGTCGGCCAATGTCCTTTCGGTCATATCCTCGAACATGGTGCTTATGGCCGCTGTTTTCTTATTGGCGTCCATGTCGAAGTCCGAGAGGTCTTTGTTGAGCTGCGCCCGGATGGCGTTCCTCTCGCCGTCGTTCTGTGCCTGTGCGAGGCGGCTGTCGGCGAGTGCTTTTATGGCATTGCGCTTCTCCATCCCTTTGCCCCACTGAACGAGATATTCGTTCATGGCGTCGGTCTGAGACTGGATATAACGCTGTTGCGCGTTTTCATTTACCGTGTAAATGCTGTCGGCAAGTTCTTTATATTGCGCCTTTATAGCTTCAATGGGAGCCTTGTCAACGTCCTCCGGCTTGAAGTTCTTCTCGACGTACTTTGAGTTTTCGGCTTTCTTGGCACTCTCTTTGGCCTCGAACAATTCCTTTTGCCGTTCAATTTCGGCGTTTACGGCGTCCTCATAAGCGCGTTGGGTCTCCTGAAGCTCTTTCTGATTGTCGAGCCGGGTCTGTTCAAGGGTTTTGGCTTCCCCCTCGTCCATCGCGTCGATCCGGCGCTGCCATTTCTCCATTTCGAGGTCTTCCTGTTCGCGGGCGCGTTCCTCGGCCTGACGTCTTTCTATCTCCCGGATTTCGAGGTCGGCCTGTTCCACTTCGCGGGCTTGCTCTTCGGGATTCTTACTACCGGTGTCAGTCGAACCGCCCTCACGCCCTTTTGAACCGCCCTTGCTACCTTTACCGCTTGTATTTCCTCCAGCGTAAATCTTGTTAGTGTCAGGCAAAGCCGGGGCTTTTAATGTTGTGTTAGAAATTCTATTGGCTTGTTCTTCGGTCATCCCATACATCCCCTCGACCTTGATTCTTGCCATATCTAAATCATGCTTTGCCTTTACTACATTATTGATTGACTTTTGCAAATCATTCGTGGTATAGTTGTGCATACTACCACCCGGACTGCTGTCTACAAACAGGCTATGATCTTGGTTGAATTTTTTGAGGAATTCCGGATTTGCCTTTGTTTTACCCTCCAATACACGGCCAATTGCTGCGGCATTCCGCCGTGCGTAGTCAATACCGAATTTACCGGCGATTAAATCGAACGCCTTATTGTATTCTTTTTGATATAACTCATCATATTTAGTCCGTTCATCCTCTATGGCTTTGAGCATATAACGCGCTCTCGCGGCTTTCTCTATTTCGACAGTCAATGCAGCGTATGCGCCTGCTACATCTATAAGTTTGGCCTTTTCCGTATCCATATTAGCGAGTAAGTTGCCATACTTGTCGATGATAGCTTGCCTGGCTTCGGCATTGGCCTCTGTTCCTACTTTCGTCTTTTCCAAGGCATCGAACAACGACCTCAATTCTTGCTGCTCTGATTGCAATGTGGTTCGGAATTCCGAATATGTATCTGTAAGGCGTTTTTGTTGTTTTACGGCATCGCTCTCGTATTTACACAACTTGTAGATGCCGTAAGCGGCTGCGGCGACCGCTCCGACAATAATGCCGAACATATTGGCTTTCATCGTCGCGTTAAGTGCTTGCCATGCCCTTTTCAGGTTCATGGTCATGGCTGCTCCGAACGCCTGTGCCGTATTTAAAGACGTCTGATGTATCGCTGCCGCTCTTTTTATCACCGCAGACTCGGCTTGTATTACGTTCCAACCTTTCCCGATTGCCATTAACGCAATTAGGACTCCTTTGTAAATGCCATATACGATGATTATGTCTTTCAAGAGGCTGAGCATCCGTTGCATGTTGCCGCTCTCGAACGCCTGGTTCAGCGTTTTGGCCAAACCGCCCAAGACACCCGCCCCGGCGGTCGCTATGCTTGCAAACTCCTTGATGAAGTTATTCTTGAGCTTCGTCATTTCAGCCGAACCGGAGGTGTTCATTTTCTTGCACGCTGCATCGGCAGCTCCGGCGGAGTTCTTTATTTCCTTAATCATCGAAGCCGTCTCCGAGGCATTCTCTTTCGCAAGACCCAATGCGGCACGCACAGCCCGGATGTTGCCGAGCTGGTCTTTCAACGCCTGGTTGGAGCCTCCGGCCATTTTCTCGATGTTTTCAACAGCAGCCAACAGGCCGTTGTTGAACGCATCGTCGCCGAGTTCGTTTGCGATGGCGGTTATCGATGCGGAGATTTGGGTCATGGCATTCTGCGTGGAGTTACCCTGCTTGGTGAGCTGTGCCACGGCTCCCAGCACCTCGTCTATGCTGATTTTATAGGTCGCGGCCAACGGTGCCACGTAGGCTATACTCCGTCCCAGTTCGTCCATCGTTGTCTTGCCGAGCCGGACGGTCGTGAAAAGTTTGTCGCTCACCGCTTCCGCTTCTTCCGATTTCATGCGGTAAGCGTTAAGGATGGTAGTGATGGCATCTGCTGCAACGGCGGTCTCCGTCACGCCCCCGACAGCGGACTTTGCCGAAACTTCGAGCACTTTCATACCGTCCGCTCCCAAATGGCCGGCAGAGTTTATCTGATAAAGGGCTGCGGCGGCTGTTTCGGGAGCGACGGCAATCTCGGTACAGAGGTCGAGGACTTTGTTCTTGTAGTTGTCCATGTTATTGGCCACATCGTCCGAGATGGTGGAGACGATGCGCATCTGCTTGTTGAATGCGCCGACGGAGCTGTATATGTCTTTGATGAACGAGCCGCTCGACATCAGGGCGCTTATGCCGAGGATGTTCTTGGATAAATCCATAAGGGCGGACTTGGCTCCCTCCACACCCTTTGTGAATGCTCCGGTTATACCTTTCCCGGCCGAGGCGAACTGAGCGTCTATACGTTGCCCCTGCATGGCGGCTGCCTGACCTATGCGGTTGAACTGCTGCATGGCCGTCTGTGCGTCGCGTTTCAGACGCTCGGTGGAAAGGCTGATGTCGAAATGTTGTGAACCGCTGCCGTTCATATAAATTCCTCTTCGTCGTTGGTGTTGTTGAAATTATCGGGATTATTGGCGTCTATGCTGTCGTCCCATTCATCGCCGCCGTCCTTGGTGTCGCCGTAACTCGGGGCAGCGCTGCTGTACAGTATCAGGTTCTTGTAGCTGATTTCGTGCAGGATGTATTCGGGTGTCGTGTGGAATGCCTGTGTCCAGGCGTAAATCATTCCCCAGATGCTGTCGCTCCGTCCACCTCCCTTGTCGGCTTTAGCAGCAGATTTGCTGCGGTCAGGGAAGTGGTAAGCCCGAAAAAATCGCCTATCTCCATGTCTATGAGCCGCCGCGTCAATACCTGCTGCAAGACTGACGGCCTTACCTCGTTGAGAATCATGTCGGCGAGTTTGTCAACCTCCGCAACTGTCCGGCGGCGGGAGGGTGCAATCTTCTGCATGAGGCGCGCAAAGAAACCTGCGCCCTGTTGTCTGTCGGCAGGGACTTGACGGTTCTCTCCAACCCTTTTAGCGCCGAGTATCAGCACCGCCGTTATCTTGCCGAGGAGCTTGCAATGCCGGGCGTTTTTCAACACTTCCTCCAACGGGTTCTCCGCCTCCGGGTTCATCGGGGGCAATCCGGCAATCAGTTCGGAGGTCATTATAAGGGTCGCGAGCGTGGGGGATGCAATCCGGTATATGACACCGTCAAGCGTAAGGGTGTCCGACTCACGTTCAAGCACTGCGTCCGCAACGCGCTTCTCTATCGTGGGTGGTTCTTGCATTTTTTCTTGGTTAAGTGGAATCATCGGTTTGGGTTTCCTCCCTCATATCCGGAAATGCGCGTTGCCATTGACGGCGCGGCGCACTTCCAGGATAGAGGCGGAATATGAAAGATGAAATTTAGCTCCCGCTCCCGGCAGAGGCTGCTTTCTTGGTGTAGCGGGAATACCAGTAATCCGAGCCGTCCTCTTTCTGAGTCTTCACAATCTCAAATTCGAGGTCGGCATAGTTACCCTCTTCCTCGCTCCAGCCGGGCTTGTAGGCGATGTTGGTTTTCGGGGCGCGGATACCTTTTGCCCCGACGTTCTTGGGGTCGACTTCAAGGGAGAAATCACCCTCCACGACGTGGGTCTTCACCTTGAACTCTTCGGAGCTCGTGTCCGCCTCCCCGAGGCCGAGCAGTTTCAACAGCTCGTCGTCCGGCTCTATTACCCGTGTCTTGAGCAGGTAACCGCCCTCCTGTGTCTCTTTGGCCACTGTCTCTCCGCCGGTAGCCTTGGCCTCGAGGACGTCGCCGTCCGAGGGTTCGAGTGTCGATGATTTGTCTTTGATGGTTCCGATGCTCTTCAAGTTGGCGGAAGATGCCATCGATTCATCGGATGGGGTCGGGGCTATGCGTATCCCGCACTTCGACCATCCCATTATTTTTTTCTTTGCCATATTTGTCAAAATGTTATTAGTCTGAAACCTATATTGATATTCACAAAATGTTCCTCCATGTCAGGTTCGCCCAGTGAATGTGTGGCGTCCGACAAAAAGAAATCATAGTCAGTGTCCGCCTCATTTAATGCGTCAACCAGGGCGTTGTCCAAAGCAGCGAGGGCTTGAATCCTGCCTTTGTCAGGAACAGCACGCCCCACGCCACAGTCAATGTCGGGAATGTAGATATTCAGTTTGGCACGTCCTTCTTGAATTTGCGAAGCATTGGCGGTAGAAACAATCAGCACGCCGTCCTCCGCGTGCTGATCGGCGGGGCGGCAGTCGCTCGGATAGAAACCGCCTCTGATGTATTGTTTCAAAAGAGGCTCCAGCACTTCAAACATGCGCTGCTCTATCTCAGGTGTCGATTTTACTGCCATAGCTGTTATTTCAAATTGAATTTGTCAAGGAACTTCCTCACTAAATCTTGCGCTTTTATCTCGGCTGAATCCAAAACGTCCAATCCCTTGGCTTCTACATGAACCGCGTAAGACATGCCGGCGACCACTATCAGCACTATTCCCGACTGATACTCGGAGATGAGCTGTGCGAGCAACTGTCGCCCGGACTTGGAACCCGACTCTTTGCCCTTGCTCTTCTTGAATTCGGGACCGCGCACAGTTCCGAATCCGCTATGCTGCATGATTTCTCCGTCCATGATAACGGCATAGCCGATTGAACTCGTCAGGTTTCCGGTGCGGTCGGTATAGCGCTTCCGGTTCGGGTCACGCGCATAGGTTACTACCTGTTCGCCGATAGAACATAACCGCCTTACAGTGGCCGCTATCACACGCTCGATGCGCATCTCGATAGCTCGTTGAATGACGATTTGCGGAGTGATTTGTTTAATCGGCATGAGTCAGTTGTAGCTCAATGGCTTGGACATAATCAAGGTATTGTACGTTTTGGACTCTGAAAACTCCAATCTCACGGCCTTTAGTATCAAACAGCTTGGCACGCCGCGAACCCACTTCTTCGGTTATTACAGCGTCTATGATTACCGTCATGTTCGCTTGCCGGTATATAGAGCCGTCTGCGTTGCCGTGGTGGTCGTCTTTATTGACCTTTATACAGCATGCGACAGGCTCTTCCGGGATTTCAACAGCGGGGTGAGGAATGCCTTTGACGATACCTCCTGCACAGACGGATAGGAACTGTATTTTACCGTTCTCGATAATCATAGCTTCGAGCCTTTATAACCGTATGTGGCGGTTATGCGTGTTTCATCCCCTCCGCACTCTTCGGCCACCCGGTCTGCCTCTTTCCTGAAGTCGTGCCTTTGCTCGTCCGTGAACGAGAAAGAGATGCCGTTCTGCGTGATATTCGGGGCAAAGGAGAGCCAACGCAGGAGGTCTGCTTTAGCAAGGAGATAATCCCTGCCATGCAGACATGCCTGTGTGGCGTCGGCTGAAATCGACAGTTTATATCGTTCCGCTGTTTCCACGAGGGTATGCATCGGAATCGGATAAGCGTTCACACTTCTAAGTGCATCGAGGATTGTTGCCATTTGTCAGATATTTTAGTTGCCGGCGGCCTGTGTGATAGACACTTCTTTGGAGGTCTTGCCGTCGTTCACGGTCAACGTGGCGGTGCGCTGTGCGCCAGTGTTGGCCGTTACGCTGACACTCACTTTGCCGCCCTCGACGGATACGGTTGCCCATGTCTGATTGGCGGAGGCTGTGAAGTCACCGTCGGCGTGAACCTCAACCTCCTTTGTGGAGGCCGACTTCGGGAATGACAGCGAGGTGGGGTTGACCGCGAAGTCGTCCGCGCTGTCAGCATGGAGGACGTATATGCCGTCGGCATTGTCGATGACGGGGAGGCAAAGAGCCTGTGCGGCAGTGAACTCTTCCAGCGGGTCGGTCTTGGAGTACTTGGAGATAAGTACGTGCGACCCTGCCTTCTGATAGATCACAGCGGCCACGGGGTTGGTTTCCTCCGCGAGTGTGCCATAGACAAGACGGCCTACGATTTCTTCGGGGACACCGACCACGTTGGCCTCTTTCCACGCCTCGGCGGGGCGGTCGGAACCGTCGGGGTCCTGTACCTTGAAGCTGCCCTCGACGATGTGGAATGTTGCGCCGTATTCGTCTTCGAGGGCTTCGAGGAATGCGGCGCGGCCTACGACGGGAAGCAGGTTCTCGTCAGTGATAACCTGCTGTTTGGCGTTGGCGGCGAGCAGGCGACCCTGTTTCGACTTGCGAAAAGCGTCGAAGTAACGCTTGGTAAGGTAAACGTGGCTAATAGTGTTACCGTCCTCGTCTGCCTTGTCGAAAAGCTGCTGCACGTCGTCCTGCGGGGTCGGGTTGGTGCCGAGCCACGGGTCGGCCTTGCAGTGGAAGATGTGGTCGTCCTTATAGCCGAAAGACACGCGGACACCTGTGCCGTCGTTGTCAGCCTCGGTAACGAGGAGCTGACCTGTGGACAGGCCGCGACGGAAGAGGATTTCCTTGGTCACGTCCATAGAGCGGATGCACTTGGTCGTGTCGTCGAAAATCTTGGAAACGATAGTGGCCTCGTCGGTGTTGCGAGCCTTGGCCACGTTGATGTCGCTGATGAGCTTTTCGCCCTTGCGGTACTTGACACCGATTTTTGGAAGCTCGCCTGTGGCGTTGCTTATGGTGTCGCGCTTTTTGAGGGGCAGGGGCGAGTCGAGGGCAACGACATCAGCGGCCACGATGGAGTGATTGATTTCGGACGAACCCCATTTGAGATCGGCCGAATACTCCTCCGTGAGCATAGTCTTGTGGAGGAGCTTGCTTTCCTGTGTTTTGCCGTTGAATTTCTCGACAATCTTGCCGATAACACGGGCGAAGTACTTGTCGACATATTCAGCGAATAATGAGCGTATCATTGCGCGAAATGTTTAGTTCTGTTAATGACTTGCGGCTTATTCGTAAAGCCACTGAATGAGGGGGAGGCCAGCTTTGATAGCGTCGGTCACAGGCGCGGGGCTTGCGGCGACGTTGATCTGACCCGCCGTGATGATAGCGGCGCGGGGGTCGCGTTTGAGGACGGAGGCTTTCAGTACGCCGTAGTACTTCTTGCCTGTGGGGAGCGTTTCATACGCGCCGTCGGTTATGCCGAGGGGCGAAACGGCCTTTGTCTTGGTGTCGATAACGAGGACATGGCCGCTCTTGACGGATTCCACGTTAGCGGCAAGCCCCGACACGTCGAGGGTGCGACCACCTGGGATTTGGGAGATTGCCTGTACGACAACGATAGAATCGAGGCCGTCATTCAGCTCAATCTTCTCACGGGTGAGATTTGCGGTAGGCATTTCTGTCGTTTTTTGGGGGTTAATAAATCGGGTTAAATGTTCAGTTTAGACAGGACAGCGTCCACTTCTGCGTCCGTGGCTTTCGCGCCGCCGCCCCCGTTGTTGGTTGCGGGCGGGGTAAAGGTCGCACCTTTCTGCCGCATTCCGCTGAGTATGCCGTCCACCTCGGTGGTTACCTCGCCGACAAGAGTGTTGAACTCGTCGTCTTTGAGGCCGTCGAGCGATATGCGCTCGTAGGGCTTGCGGAGGGCTTCGGGCAGCTTGGCGATAATCTGCGAAAGTTGCGATTTGCGGGTTGTGGTTGTGCGCTCGGTGTCGATACGGTCAAGACGCTCGGCGAGGGTCTTGTTCTGATCGAGGATTGTCTGAACCCATGCGGGAACCTCCTCGGCGGGCGCACCCCCTGTTGCGGGAGTTGCAACTGTTACAGGCGGTTTCTTCTCCCCGCTCTGTGCGGCGGGCTGTTGTACGGGCTTGCCGTCTTTGAGGCCGTGAGAGGTCTCGTAGTTCTTTACAGCCGTCTGTGCAGATGATGTGGCGCGGCTGTCGCCGTAGCTTTCCATCATGCTGACATACTCCTGTGTGATACCGTCAACGGCGGTCTGTACCTGTTCGGCGGCTGTAACTGTCTTGGCCAACTGAGCGGCAATCCAATTCAGCACACCCGCGTTGCCCCCCTTGAACTTGGCTTGCAACGCTTCGAGAATCTGTTGTCTGTAATCCATACTGCGATAAACTGATTAGTTTGAAATTGTTTTGGCGCAAAGGTAATAAAAAAATCCGAGGTGTTTATCATAGAAACACCATAAAATTTGGCTATGTGGGAAAATTGTGTATAACAGGAGAATTTCTGGGTATTCGCTGAGTATTTCTTAAAAAGTGTTAAAAATAACCCGATGCGGTTATTTTTCTCGCTGAAACATTTTGTATAATAAAAATACCTCACTTACTTTGCACCGTGTTTAAGGAATAAACACCACGAAACCTCAAAAACGAACGAAAATGACACTCGCATACAAGACATCGACAATCAACCGCGACTTCCGCATTAAGGCCGCTGGCGTTGACCCGCAGGGCAACAAGATTAACACCCTCGTAGGCGTGAGCGGGCTGATAGCTCTTATCGGAGTTGAGTTTGCCAACAAATTTTTGACCCGCGCTTATAACAACGGCGATGACAAATGCTGCTGCAAGCTGCGCCGAGGTATCCGAGTGACATTCTACTGGAAATAATAACCTCCAAAATAACAGCGAAATGAACGCCCCGTTTTTACTGACCCTATGGGTTGAGCTTTATGTAGGCTCCCGCGCCGCCCGCGCTATCAGCGAACGCGCCGTACTCGTTGAGAACCTCCGACAGGTATCTGAAAATGAATGGGAGGCCACCTCCTACAGCCGCAGCGACGTGAACAATCTCCGCGAGATTATCAACGAGCAAATGGCTGAGTATGACATCGTAGAGTATGAAATCGAAATCCACTGATAACCGCTATGAAACAGCAGACAATCGAAGCCGCGTATCTCGCGGGCTATGAACCCTCACAGGACGGCCTCACAGGCGAAGCCCTGTATCGTGAAGCACTTGAATTTCTCACCCGTTTAATCTGACCTATATGAAACCCACCTACGCCCTCTACAACGAGGAACTCGGATATGTGAGCGACTGCCCCGCTTACTCCGACAGGAAACAGGCCGAGGCCGCTTGCGCGGATAAATGCCGCCGCCACCGTGTAATTGAGCTGCGCCCCGAGGACATTAGACCTTGCCGCCCGCTCGCCAAATTTCGTCCCACCGATAACGCCCGCAAATTTTGTGAAGCTTGCCCGCGCTTCGCTGGCTGGAACAACGACAAATAATCAACTCAAATCAATAACCACGGGGCGGGACACGCGCCCGCCCCACAACACCCAAAAACAATGGAAGCAACCATTATGAACCCCACCGCCTCCGCACAGGCAACCACCCTCCAGCAGGGTCTCAACGACGTAGTTATCAACAAAGTTCAGCGCATGATTGACGGCAAGGCCGTCGGCGTACAGGCCACCATGCAGCGACTCCTCGACGAGGGCAAGCTGCAACAGGACTATATCGCGCCCCTCGGCGTGAACCTGCGCCGCAAGGAGCACAACCCCGTGATCACGTTCACGGGCGGGGACACGCCCCTCACGATGAATATGCCCGACGGGCAGTTCAGCCTCCACGACAACGCTATCGGACAGCTCGCAGACCGTATGGGGGTCCCGCAACGCTATCTCCGCACCCTCGCTTCGGGCGACGTATGGAGCAAGCAGCTCGCCGCCCACGTGTTGAACGAACACAGCTCATGGACGGAGCGCAGCCGAGTGTTGGTTCGCGCCGTAGGCACACAGGTTCGCGCCGTGTTATCGGACAGCTACCGCCGCCTCGACAGCGTACAGATACTGACGGCTTTCGTTGAGGAAGCTGCGGGACAGGGCGCAGTTATCGCCGACGCGCTTATGACCGACACGAAGATATGGGCTGAAACAATCCTCCCGCAGCCTATCATCGTACCCACCCGCAACAACGGCAACGTAGTTATCTTCGCGGGGGCGCGGTTCAGCACCTCGGACTACGGCAACGGCTCGGTTGATATGCGAGCCTTCCTGTTGAACGGGGCTTGCCTCAATGGCATGGTACGCGAGAGCGTGATGAAGCAGGTACACCTCGGCTCGAAGCTCCCCGACAACCTCGCCCTCAGCCAGCGCACCTACGAACTCGACACACAGACGACCACCTCGGCTATCCGCGACCTTACCAAGGGGCTGTTTAGCCGCGAAACACTCGAACGCAAGGCCTACGAGATACAGGGTGCGAGCGAAATCGAAGTTGACCTCGACCGCGAAATCTCGCGCCTCACAAAGAGCGGCTCGCTGCTGAAAAGCGAGGGCGAGGAGGTAGAAAAAATCCTCATGCGCAACGACCCCGAAGACGGCGTACAGGGCGGGGCTACCCTATGGAAGCTCACACAGGCCATAACAGCCCACGCCCGCGACCTCACTCCCGAACGCAGCCGCGAGCTGCACGAGATTTCGGGCAACCTTATGAACCGAGTTAAGCTCAACTAATCAACCGCCTGTAACGACAACCGCCCGACAGCCCGCCATAATAGCCCGCTGTCGGGCTTATAACCACCCAAGTTATGATGACAACCAAGACAACCGACAAACAGCGACGTGCGGCCTTATACGCCGCCACACAGGCCGAGCGCACCGCTCAGCTGAACCTCCGAACCGCCTCTATCAACAGGGCGTGGCATGAAATGAAACTGAAACACCCCGACGCAATCCTCCTGTTCCGCGTGGGCGACTTCTACGAGATATACGGGGAGGACGCGAAAGCCGCCTCCGACACTCTCGGACTGACCCTGTGCCGCCGTGATGTCGGAAGCAATGTCGGGAATGATGTCGGAAAGACAATATCCCTGTGTGGTTTCCCGCACCACGCCCTCGACAGCTATCTCCCGAAGTTGGTTCTGGCGGGCTTCCGTGTGGCTATCACGGAGGACTTCGCCGACATAACAGCCCCGACACAGCCCGCGTGGGACGGCAAAGGTAAATGAGTTATCGCTGTGTTATCGCGGCGATAACCCCGTGAAAATAGCGTTATCGAAGCGATAACCCATATAGTATAGTAAAGTATAGTAGAGTATAGTAAAGTATAGTAGAGTATAGTACCGATAAATAAATTTATCCTTACAATAGGTATTTGCTCGCCGCCTGTAACACAGGCGCAACCCCCATAAAATCAGATTATATGGCAAATTCGCCCCTACAATCAGACAGCCCCGACACAGCCCGCGCAGGGCATATCTTTCGGGTGGTTTTCGCAGAGCCGCCCATAAAGAACGACCCGCGCCGAGAGTTTTTCTTCCACAGCCTCGCGGCCATTTATGACATCTTCACGCCCGAACAGGTCGGCTGCAAGGTTACCCGCCTGTGGAACCTCGGTACAGCCAACGGCGACTCCTATGTCGGGCGCAAGTGCAGCATCTATCGTGAGCCTATATGGCGAAAACGGCAGAAACGCCCGTAATACCCACGAGAATTTTTGAATGGTAAAACACTCCCACTCAATTTAGAAAACGCGACATACGGCGTATTCGAGAAAAATAACTAAAACGCTATCATCATGGCATATATACAGACAATCAATCCGAGCCACCCGTCTTACAGCAATTATGTCGCTTTCGTGCGCCTGTTCAACGGCCTGTCTTTCGACAGGGCTGTTGAGCGGGTAAACGAACTCGGTCTGTCATTCGGGGCGGCATACCCCGAGAGAGGGCGCACGGAACTCGACATCAACTACTGCTCAATCTGCGCCACACTCGTACAGGGCGCACAGGGTATGGAGGTAGCCCCGTTCTTTGAATATTACCCCGAAAATAACTAACTTTGTACCACTATGGCAGAAGAATTGACAACAGCTATGCACCAAGAGCTGATAGGCGGCGAAATAGCCGACCTCGACCTCCGCGTTATGGCCGTGTTCGGGTTTATCCGACGCGGCGAGGACAAACGAAACCGCCCTGTGGTATCACGGGCTGTCCGACGGCAACCCCTACACCGGAGCGCACTGCACGATAACGGCAGAGCCGCTGATACGTAACCCCCATAAACGGTAACAACGAAAAAATGCGCCCTCGCCAACGTCTATCGTCTGCGTTGGTAAATTACCCAAGCGATGATATTTCGTTGCGAGAGCGCAAAATTTGAAAAAAATAACTATCTTTGCACAATTTTATAATAGCATAAACTCAGATAATATGGAAAAGAAAGATTATCTCAAAATAGCCCAAGAGTATTCCATTAAGACATGGAACTTCGACATCGTACATTTCGCCGGAGAAGAGAATGGCTGGTATTATTACAGTTGCACCCGTGAAGGGCGCCCGCATTACAGTAGTATGCCGGTTGCTATCAGAGTGAATCATAATGGCGAGATTGAAGAATTACCAAGCTCTTTATGGATGAAAGTTAATGCAGATGCTTACAGATTACTTCAATCCCAGTATTGATTTTACAAGCTGTATATTCAGCATCGCTTTGTCAATTCGCAAGACCTCTAAATAGTCTATTCTTTGCATAGATGTTTCATTCCAAAAGTCTTCTTTTTGTTCATCGCGAATTATTAGTTTTCCGTTGACTAATCGCTCAACGGAAACTACATGGCCTCTTCCGTCCTTATCATTTACGCCTAATATATAACGTCCCGGCGCAGATGTTTGCCTTCTAAATTTAGATATTATTTCATTATCAGACTTTCCTCTTAAGATTGTTGGTTCTATTATTTTTCCTGTTTTGGCATTAATCCATGCATCTTGAAATCTTTCTCCAAGAATATAACTTGCACTTTCGATTTTATTATTGTATGGCAGTGCGTGACAATCAAGTCCTCTGCGACGTGCTTCAAATGCTACTACCACTGATTGGCAATTATTCTCATCTTTTGACGGATTGCTTGCTCCTTGGTCTGCATCTAAAAAACTCATCGGTTTGATTTCTTTCCTTGGAATACTGAGTACATCGGCAAGTTCCCGGATATTCCTGCGCTGAATCTCAGTCAATTCCGGGACACCGATATCTCCTACAATTTTCATTACCTCTTTTGTAGCAGACCGCCCGAACTTCATAGCAGCTCCATAATGAGGCTCTGTTTCTGTAAGATTCCGAATATTCTCTATAGGCTCTCGGTTGTCCCGTATGAAATAAGGAAGTGTCCCGCGTTCCTCAGCGGCGGATATGCGGACTTTGTTATCTTTTATCCATCCTTTGAAGCCCAGCGGAAAATCTTTCACCTCATTCACAGAACCCGTCAGCGGTTCCTCGCCGTCAAGAATACGCTGCGTGTCATTCTTCATTTCCTCCTCCGTCTTGAGTACGGCAACGGCGTGACACCGGCAAAACGGATGCCAGCCGGTAAACTTGAAGTCCTTGGGGTAGCGTCCGGCGAGTTCATCGCAGATGTCTTCAACCGGATGATTATTGCTCATCCGGATTTCGATGCCGACCACGAAGTCCATCTGCTGCCAGCGCAGGTGGTCGCTGGTGCGGTAGGCGATGTTGGTTTCCGTGGCCGCGAGCCGTCGGGCGTTCATATAGCTGCTCCGATAGACCCCTCGGCCTGGGTGGTAAGCGGCGGCGGCTTTCGACAGGTGGAGCTGCCCGCGCTCGTCACGGACGCGCCGAAAGAGTTTGTCGGGGTGGCGCAGATAGGAGCGGAGGTCGCGGGACATTTCATCAGCTGACAGGCCGTTGCGCAGCCCCACGTCAAGCCCCATTTCGATTTCCTGTTTGAACTGCTCTGCGTACATCCACACGCGCTCGGACAGGTTGAGGCCGCTGACCTTGCGGGCTTGGAACGCTTGGCGGGCGTTGTCGTTAGTGCTGTAATAGCGGCGGTAAGCGGCCTGTGAAAGCCGCCCCACGTTGTCTCCGAATACCCTGTTTGCCAATTCGTTGTTCTTATTGTTGGCAAGCGTCCATTCCGCGTCTATGCCGTTCACGACGGTAACGGATATGCGGGATTTCAGCCGCGCCATAAGCTCGGCCACACGCTTGCGCGTCTGCGGGTAATCGTCGAAGCGGAACGGGGTCTCGGTGTCAATGCCACGGGTGTTCGCGGCTATCTGTGCGGCCTCCGCAGCCGCCGAGTTATAGATAGCCTCGATCATCTTTTGGTACATCGTGAGGTTCGCCCTGTGTCGCCTGTCGTAAGGGTTCATCTTTGCCATAACTTATTGCCTTTGCTTGAACGTAATACAGGCCGCGTCCGACAGGAATTTACAGAACTTGCCGTGTTGGCTCCGTGCGTCATGGGGGCAGCGGCACAGGATTAAATGGCCGTCGTGGAATGAGCGGTTGTGCCAATCATAGCTATGGGCGCAATCCCGACAGGTCTTGTCGGGAAACGGGTTGTCGGGCTGTTTTGCGCGGGCGCGGGTTGTTTTTGCCATAATGGGGAAATAGATAAAGCGACGCAAAAGGCCGTGTGGGGCGTTTTGGGGCGGCTCTCGCGGCCTTTCGTGTCGCAGATAGGTAAATTTCGCATAGCGGGTTGAACGCGGCTGTACGGGCTTATTTGAACATCTGTGCGTCGGGGTTCTCGAAAACGTCCCCCTGCTGCTGTGCAGCTATCTCCGCGAGGGTGCGGTCAACGTCATCGCTCTGCCCGTATTCCTCAATGGACTCACGCTGCGACATAATCGGCATATTGCCGTTGGCGGCTAACAGGGTTGACACGGTTTCCGTCTTGTCGGTTATCGCAAACGGGGTTATGCGGGTTTCAACAGGGAGCGCGTCGATGTCGGCGGCATAGCCCTCGCCGAGGACGATTTTGAGGAACGCCTTGACGACATTCACTTCGCGGTCGCAGGCCTCGATGATACGCCCGCTCTCGTCCTTGACTTTCATCTGCGCGTCGATGAACAGCTGCTTGCGGCTCTCGCCCGACAACGCCTGTTGCGACATCTTCTCGTAGCTCCAATCGGGGAGCTGAAGCTGTGTAAAGAACATGGAGCGGATTGTGTCGGTATAGAACTTGAGGTTCTCGATAGCCTGTGCCCACGTCACATAGCCCGCCGTGCTTCCCTTGGGATATTGCAGAACGCCCTTGCCGTCGTTGGGCGAACCCTCGTCGCCGTAGTCTATCTGTTCGTCGGCGAACACACAGAACAGGGGCTTGGAGTTCTCGCGGAGGTAGTTGCCGTTGCGGCTCAACGCCCATTCGATTTCATAGACGTTTTCGGCTGTGTCCTCCCATATCGGCGTGGGGCGATAGCAATAGACAGCGGGTATTTTGCCGACCGAAATATCCTCGTCGATAATGATTTCCCAGTGTCCTGTTTCGGAGCTGAATTTAACGTGTTTCGTGGCCGTGTAAGCGTCCAAATACTGAACCTCACGTTTGCCCACTGTGCGGGTGTAAGCAACCGACATAGCCGTCATATCGCCGAACTCGTCGAACAGGGGGTACAGGGCGTCGCCGAGCATAGGCGAGAAGTTGCGGCAGCGGAACTTGACGCGGCTGTTGAACCCGTATTGAGTGTTCGGGCTTTCGACAACATACCACAGCGTCATAAACTCACAGCCCGAAAACAGCATATTCAGTCGCTCGATGTTCACGCTGTCAATGCGGCAGCGGTCAAAGATTTTCTCCATGTATGTGGCGACTTCTTTCTGCTTGTCGTTTTCGGGACGATAGATGCGCTTGATAGGTATGCCGCACACCAACTCGGTCATTCGTTTGGCCGCGAGGCGCGGGAGGTCGAGGGTTATGCGGGACACTTTGTTTACGCCGTTTTTACCCGTTGTTTCGTCGGGGTATAGCGACTTATCCATGACGGGGTGTCGCTTCGGATCATAGGCGTTGACGAGGCCTTTCGGTCCGCTCCACGCGGGGACGTTGATAATCTTCTCTTGGAGGTGGTTGACCTTTTCCGTGGCCGTCAGCTCCGTGGATCGTAAGATTTCTTCGATTGTCATTGTTTGTGGGTGTTAATGGGTTAATGAACTATGCGAGCCAAACGGTCGCGGTCTATGGGCTTGAACGGGCTTGTCAAGTGGTACGAAACAGCATAGCACAGGTCGTCCACGAACTCGTCGTGCGGCTTCACGGGGAAGCCGCATATCTCCTCGATAAATTCCTCGTTCCACGCCCCGTCCACAAGCACCACGCGGCCACACTCCACACAGGGCGAGGCCGCGTTGAGGCGGGTTTCCTTGCTGTCCGTGGGGGTCGGTGTGCGCGTCACGTTGAGGGCGGTTACGTCTTTGATTTGGTCTATCACGGATATTCCGTTGGCCTTGGGTTCTATGCGTATCGTGGAGCGCGAGGTGTACCCGTGCGCCTTGACATACGGGGGGATGAAGCGGATAAAATCGGGGAAGTTCTTATACACCTTTTGGGCGTGAGTGATATACAGGTCGTTCCCGATTTTACAGGTGGCGATGATACCCGACGGGTCGTTGGTCGTCTTGTCTGTGTACGCCGTGTCGATGAAGAAGATTATCGGCTCGCCGTTGTGCATACGCTCGAAGTCTGCGAGACTGATGTGCTTGAACCATTCACGCTTCACGATGTTGCCGCCGTCGGCTGTCGGGTGCTGTTGATACAGGGCAGAAAAGACACGCGGGGAACGGGTCTGTGCGGCCAATAGCCTTTCGAGGCTGTGCTTGCTCGGCCACAGGGCTTCGCCGACCTGTCGCGGGTCCATATCGTTGCCGTCGTCCAAAGACTCCCGAATAGCGGGTATCGTGATAACCGTCCAATTTTCGGGTTCACGCTGTAAGATGCGCCCCGCTAAATCGTCCTCGTGCCAACGGGTCATTATGAACAGCTGCCGCGAGTTATTGTGAAGACGGGTCAACAGGACGGAAGTGTACCAATCCCACACGCGCTCTCGGTATGTGGGGCTGTACGCCTCGATAGCGTCCTTGACAGGGTCGTCGATGATAGCGATGTCAACCGCCGTACCTGTCAAGCCGCCGCACACGCCCTGTGTTTTATAGAAGCCTTTGTGGTTCACTATCTCGAACAGGTCAACGTTGCGGAGGTAGCCGCGAGTGAGGGTGCGCACATTCGACCCGTTGAGGCGGGTGTTCGGGAATATGCGGCTGTACTCTTGGCTATCCATAATGCGCTGTATGCCGCGAGAGAACTGCTGAGCGAGTGTGGCCGAATAGGAACAGCCGACAATCTTCAAATTGGGGTAGTTCCCGAAAGCAAATGCGGGGAAGCACTTCGACACGATTTCGCTCTTGCCGTGCTGAGGAGGGACGAAGACCATAAGGTTGCGAATACGCCCCTCCAACAGGTCTTGACAACGGTCGGCTATCAGCGTGTGGTACCACTGTCTGTCGTAGGCAGGGTTCACAAAGGGTATGAACTGCCGAAACAGGCGCGGAGCGTCCATTTCCAACAGCTGCTTGCGGATAGCTATCTTTCGTTGCAATATGTCGGTGGGGATTTCGACCATAGAGGCTATTCTGTTATCAGTTCGAGGCGGCGCAGTTCTGCCTCCAATTCCTCGCGGCTTATTTCCTCGGCGATTGTCTTAATCTCGCGCTTCTCGGCTGAATACAGACCGAGCAACTTGCGGCGTTCCGCGAGTTGCTGTCGTATCTCCGCGATATAGGCGGGGTTGCCGAGACCCTGCACCTCGGCTGTGTTTTCCTCGGTGTATAGGGTGCGGATTTCGTTCTGTCGGGGCTGCTGTTCGCCGTTGCCGCCCTGTTGGTTATTGTTGTTGTTGCGCACAGGCGCACCCTTGCGCTTGCGGGTGGTCTTGACATAGTCCTGTTTGGACTTCTCCCATTGATCCCACAGCTCGCAGATGGTGTCGTCTATACGGGTCAGTTCGAGTTGGAGCGCGTCGTTGACATTCTCCAATCGGCTCTCGTGCCACTCCTGTAACAACAGGCGTATGTCGGCGTGGACGGTCTGCGTCGAGTAGGTAGCAAGGTCAAGCCGCCGCATAACCTCGGCGCGTATCTTGCGGACGCTGTTGCCTCGGAGGTATAGCTGCGACACGATTTCAAGCCGAGCAAGCCGCGCTTGGTTGCGCCGCTGATATTGTGCCTTACTCATCGTTCTCTGTCAGTTTAAGGAAAGCTTGGTAATATTCGAGGTTACAGGAGGACAGTTCTATGTACGAGCGGCCAAATTCGGGGAACGTGTGTACCGCGAAATGGCTCTCCGTAAGCAGCCACAGGGCTGTGTAACCCTGCGGCGTGAAGTGGTGGTCTGTGAAGCACAGGATATTGAACCCCGCCTGTTTCAACAGAGCGTCATACTTACTCCGTATCTCCGTCGGGTTCGTTTCCCGAATCCACGCGGAATTGTTCCAAATCTTCGCTTGCATACTCAATCTTGGGGAAGTTAGACTTGATGTTCTTGGTGTTGCCCTTATAGAACACGAGGATATTTTGGTGCATCTTGGCGACCTTGCGGCTCTCCATATATCGCCCCGCCCGCAGGGCTGTTGACGCGCCCGTTTCTACGAGGATTATTTCGTTATACAGCTCAGCCCCGTTGTCGCGGAATATGCGCTTGATGTCGCCGCAGAAGTCGTAGTAACAGCCTGTTTTCTTATTGCGCACATCGCCGACCACAATCACGGCAAATCGGTCGTCTTTCAAGCAGCCGAGAGCCGCCGTGAAAGCGTTGCGAAGTATGCCGATGAAGTCCTCGTATGAGCCTTGGTTGGAAGCGTCGTTGGGGAGGTCGCTATACACTTCGAGGTCGAAATACGGGGGACAGCTGAACAGGAGGTCTTGGCTGTGCGGAGCTATGTGCTTGCCGACGTTCTGTCCGTCGTCGTTGATATAGTGTGCTGACATACCCTCCACACGGGCGTTATTGATTTCGGCCTGTTCGGGGCGCAGCTCAACGCCTGTAAACTCGTTGCCGAGGTAGGCCGATACATAGCCGAACACGCTATCGCCCGCGAAGCAGTCAAAGGTCTTGCATCCCTGTGTGCCGAACCACTTGCAGACGATTTCGGCCATAACGGGGTCGAGCAGGGACACGCCCGCCGACAGGACCTTTGAGGCTTCCCGTTCCTTGACCTCGTCGCTGACATACTTTTCGAGGTATTCCTTGAACGTGATACCCAGTTCCTCGCGGTGCTTGCGGGTCTTGAGGTACAGGTCTTTGTACTTGATTTCGGGCGAGGTTATCAGTGTGTCGTTGCGGCTCTCGCCCATGTCCCCGATGATGTCGCGCCACAGCTTCTTGCGGGCTTGCCAATAGCCCTTGCGGGTGTCGAGGATAGAGAACGGAGGAACGACGAAACGCTCATTGAGCGAGCCATCCTTTGACCCCTCTTTCGCACTGTTGGTTTCCATGCCGCCACCCTCGCCGTCGGTCGGCTCCTGCCACACGTCAAGTCCCCAATCGTCGAGGTCTTCCGCTGGCCATTCGTTGGCGAGCATATCCATGTCCCATTCGCCGTAGCCCACATTGTCCTTGATGATGAACTCGCGCTTTTGCTCCTCGGACAGCTGATCAGCGCGGACAATGGTAACGGTCGGATTTTCGAGCCACGCTTTCCAATAGTCGCGGAGGTTCTGACGCTCCGCTTCGGTCTTCTGAGCATAGCCCTTGCACCCGTGGGCGAGCTTCATATTGATTTCGGCCGCGCTCATTTCGGATATGGCCGACAACGCCCTGTAACGCATATTGCCGCCGAGGACAACCGTCATATCGTCTATCACAACAGGGCGTAGCTCCAACATCTTCGGGAAGACGAGTATGCTGTTGATGAGCTTGTCGAACTTCTCCTTGCTGATGGTGCGGGGGTTCGAGCTGTTGACAGTTACTTGGCTGAGTTTTAATTCTTCGGTCAGCATTATTCCCACGGTTTATCTTTTTGAAATTCACCGAACAGCCCCCAGCGGCACATAGAAGCGTAGCAGGGAGTGTCGAGTTTAAGTTCACGGATTACCTCGGCAGGGTTGAGCGGCATAACGCCCTCGGACACTACATTGTCGGCTGCGTCGGTCACGCAGAAGTCCACCTCCCGCTTGCCGATACAACAGGCGAGGCGCGAATAGACAGTCACTCCGATTTCCTCGGCATAGTTCTTGGCGAGGCGGCGGGCAACGAGGTTGAGGGCGAGGTCGGCCTTGCTCCCGTCCTTTGTCCACGGAGAGCCGCCGCCGATGTGGCAATTGCCCCCGTAGAAGTCCACAGCGAGCTTGCGTCCTGTTGTGCCGCAGTCTGCTATCGGTCCGTGCTGAACATAGCGGCCTGTGCCGTTGACGATAACCTCGTAGGGCTTCGGGCTGTTGACACGGCAGCGGATATACTTCTCCACCTGTTCGGGGGTTATGGTGCCGCGCTCGGGGTCGAGGGGGATAGCCACGATGATTTTCACGGGGGAGCCGCCGTTGGTAACGACCTGTGTCTTGATGTCAAGCCCGCCGAGGCCGCTTTCAAACAGCCCCTTGCACAGCTCCTTTGCGAGCGTATAATCATAGGGCATTCCGTAGGTCATACGGTCGGGGGTTGCCATACCGAAGAAGATACCTTGGTCGCCCCACCCGTCAAGCCCCTGTGCGATGTCGGGGGACTGTTGGCTTATATAGCTCGACACGTTGATGTCGTCGCCGCATATCGTGTTTTCCGCGCCCCATATGTCTTGGTAGGCACGGGTATAGCCGATTTCGTTTACAGCGTTGCAGACAAAATCGTGTAACTCGCGGGCTGAGAACTTGACAGCCGAGGACACCTCGCCGCCGAGGACAGCCCTGTGGTCTTTGATTTGCACCTCCACCGCATAGCGGGTGTTCGGGTCGCGTTCTATGTATCGGTCGAGGAGGTATTGACTGATATAGTCGGCCACCTTGTCGGGGTGTCCGAGCGACACATATTCAGAAAATTTAATCATATTGTACTGATTTTAGTTGCAAAGTTAGCAAATAATGTTTATAGCGTAAACAGGGCGAGGGCATAAAAATAGCCCTGTCAGCCCTGTAACTCACCCGATATGGCCTGTCTTAACAGGTTCAGCGTGGCCGAGCGCACAAGCTCGTCGGGGGTTGTACGGAACACGCGCCAGCCCATGAGCGTGGCCGTGTTGTACTTTTCGATGTCCCCGAGGAATCCCTGTGGCCGTGTGTGCCGCCCGCCCGTCCACACGCCGCCCTCCACTTCGAGGGCAATCTTATGTTCGGGCAGGGCATAGTCGAACCGCCACCGACGTGTGGGGTGGAACTTATACTCCTTGACACAGGTTTCCCCGAGGTCGGCCTTGACTATCGACGTAAACAGGTCAGTTATTTTTTGCTGATTCGCCGTCTGTCGCGTTTTGCGCTTTGAGACGTTAGATTGGTTATTCATACTCATTTCGGGCTGACATACGGGCGCAAATCGCGTAAGACGACAAACGGGGAGCATTGCGCTCCCCCTGTCGGCGGTCTTTGCTGTCCCGCCTGTGAGGATTGAGGTTTAGAACGGCAAATCTTCTTCGGCGAAAGCGTCAGCCCCCATTGTGCCGTTCACTTGCATTGTGGGCTGCTTTACTTCTATCGCGTGGAGGCCTCCCACAATGGGGATAGCGTTCTGTTCCTCTTTCGTCATGGCCTCGCGCTCGGCGCGGGGTATGTCGGGCTTAATGCAGTGAGTGTCGTTGTACTGCGGGTTCTGCATTTCAATCGCCGTGAGCGAAAGATAACAGCCCTTTTCACCGAGGAACATACCGTCACACTCGTCAACAGGGATAATGAGGCAACGCTTCGTTGCGGTGCGCCCCTGTATGTTGCGCACACTCGCACCTCGCAATTTGAGGAGGTCGATTTTGATACCGTAGTTTGGCATAGTTGGTTGTTGTTTATGGGGTTAATTCATCTGTATCTTTTCGGCGTTGTACACCTCGACAGCGTCCGCGACTATGTGGGCGACCGCAGGGTCTTTCAACATAGCGTTGACGAGGCTGTCTATCATCAGCGCGGGGTTGCCGCCTACTGTGGCCGAACCGTGGCTGTAGCCGTCTGCCTCACTCTCGGACATCAGCACGAAATTGGCTCTGTTCGTGAGGTCAGCTTGGAGCCATAGTTCAGCGGCTCGGACTATCTGTCGTCTTTCCATTTTCGGGTTACTTGCTATCATATCTTGTTGAGTTTGTCTGTCATTATTCTGTTGATTTCTGATTCGTTGAAGCCTAAGAACTTTAAGGCTTTGAGCATATCGTCTTTGGGGATTATGCGTCTGCCATCGTCAAGGAGGCATACGGTTATCTTTACATCGTCCGAAAACTTGACTTTGCTTTCGCTGATTACTTTCGGGGTTGCCATGTGATTGATGTTGTTAATTTTATTAGATTTGTTTTTATCATTTATTGTTATTACTTTTGCACCATAAATGTAACTATCATGGAATTACAACCCAAAGATACTGCACTCGTTATCAAAATCACTCATAGCAAGCCTATCGAAATAAAAGATTTTGTAGCCACTATGAATGCCGTCGGAAATCTTTTTGACGGCTTTTGTAAGACGAACGGAGATAGCAGCGAAGCGCAAAGAGCCAAGCTCTATGTTCAGAAGATTGAACATGGAAGTATCGAGATTTTCCTTACCGAAGCTGTTACCGCTTTGGCTCTTCCTTTTATGGAAAATGTAAATCTTGTAATGGAATTTGCCGGACATATCAGAAATATCATTCAATTTTACACGCAAGGTAAAGGGGAGAAACCTGAACTTTCTGTAAAGGAATTAAAGAATTATCATGATGTTTTTGCAATTACTGCTGGTGATAATCACGGCTCTACTGAAATTGGGGCAGTCCAAATAGGGTCGGCTGCTCCAGTTTATAATGGGTGCACTTTTAATTATTACGAAAGCAACTCCGCCCAAAATCAAATACAGCGAGAAGAGCGACAGCTTAAAGAAACGGAAGATACTGAGAAACTCCATAAACGGCAGCTTATGAAAATATTCCAGATGCGTGGGAATATGTGTACCAATGTAGGGAATAAAGCCACCATTGATAAACTTTCCCCTAAACCGCTGTCTGTGGTGTTTGAAACAGACGAACTTAAACGTCAGATACTGAATAATGATGACAATCCAACTAAACAAGCGTATTTGGTGGACGTGGTGATTCAGACTATTGGAGGCAAGCCAACAGCCTATAAAGTGATGGATCTGCATGAGATTATCCCTTTGGATGAGTAATTCTATAGTTAATTGTGTCATTTTACACCGAGTTTTGGTTCAAACTTATCGCATGCTTTAGTAAAGGAAAGCGTGGCATAATAGACCTCTGGGGGGGGCACGCCGGGAGCGTGATACCTGAGTTTTTTGGGTCTCATCTTGCATATACTGGTGTAATTGCCTCCACCGGTGGCGTAGCCTTGGCCGAAGTGCTTGCAGTCCCGGCAACGGTCGCATTGAACGCAGGTGCGTTTCTTGATGGAGACTATTACCTTGCCGTCTCTGACGAATGCCTTGCAGTCGGGAGCGAGGGGATATACCCCTGCGGTCAGTTCGTTCATCTCTTTTTCCTGTTTGATTTATTACCGTTTGTGATGCCTATGCGCTGGGCGAGCCTATTTAGCTTGCGTTCCTTTTCGGCCGCGAAGTCCTCCTGCCCTAACAGCCGAGCCATCTGCTCAACCATAATGGAAACGTCTGCGAGCTCGGTAATTACGGCCTGTCTTGTGCAGCGTCCTCGAATGAACTTGGCAAGTGCATTTTGTAGTTCTCCTGTTTCCTCGAACACCATTGTTACCTGTGAGGCCAGCCCGAAGTGTTCGATAGCCTGTGCATACAGGGCTGTTTTCTGTTCCCGTTTCATTGTTATTCGCGAATTGTTGTTACCTGTTCGTCGCGGGTGTCCGTATAACAGAGCCGTGCCGAAATATGGGGGTTGGGGTCGTCCTCCGTCGAGGTTACGGAGAAGTGTACCGAATGAAGTTCGAGGCCGTATTTAGCGGCCACCTCGTAGGCTGTGTTTTCAAGCCTCTTGCGGGCTATTTCAACCGCATGTTTGGTACTGCTCATAATTCTATCTCTTTGATTGTTATGTCAACGAGCCGAAGCTCCTTTGTATGGGTGTCAATTACGTTGCTCCACTTGACTTGGTCTTCCGAAATGAAGCCCGCCGAAATGGTGTCGATATAGACCCCGCGCTGTCCTTTGTCGGCCATGTCGCATTGAATTGTGGCCGTGTAACGCACGGGGTGGCCGTTGCGGCTGTTGAGCTGTTCCGTGTACTGAGTATGATCGCCGTCGAAACAGGAGTTGAGGAAGCTGCGAGCGTCGGCCATGTATAGCTCCAATTTTGCCTCCGCTTCCTCGCGTGTCTTGAACACATGGGCTACGCCGAATTTCGCCCATTCTACGGGGTCGAAATCGCTGCCGCTGATAAGATATAATTTCATCGTTTTGCTGTTGTTTATGGGGTTGATATTAGTGTTATGCGGGTTGTTAGAACGGAACCTCGTCCTCAACAGGACCGAGGCCGAGGGGGTCGTCGGGGTCGGCCTGTTGTGAGCCGCCGTCAAAGAAGTTGAACCGCGCCGCCTCTTGGGCTTCCTGCGCCCGCCGCGCCTGTTCCTCCTGTAAGTGGTTGCCGTTATCCCAAACGGGGTCTATGCCGTTGGTATAGGGGGTATATCGCCCGTTGTTAAGGTTATATTTGAACAGGGCTGTGCCGCACTCTCCGAGGTGTCGGAATTTCACCTTTTGGACGTGAACCTCGACCGTGTCGTTGATGCGGTCGCGGTGTACGACGATACCGAAGTCCGCTTTGTTGAAGAAGTTGGCCGAGCCGCTGATGTCATATAGTGTAGGAGCCTCGACCACGCCGTCTTTGTTCTTGGGCTGTTTGGTCGGGTGCGCCATAAGGATTATCAATACGTCATTTATCTGCGCAAAGGTCGTGAGCTTGTCTAACAGCTCCGAGATATACAGGGTTTCACTGCGCTGTCCCTGTTCCGCTTCGAGGCGGTTGTACGGGTCTATTACAAGACCTTTGATACCCCGCCGCCTCACGAGGTATTTAGCTTTTTCGAGGATGTTGTCAACCCGATAATTATCTGTCGGGGCTATGAACGAGAAGTCCTGTTCGAGGTGTTCCTTTACCTGTCTGTACTCCCCGTATGTTAAGTGCTGTGGGCTGAAATGCTTGCCCGTGAACTTCTCTATCAGCTTGGCCGCGTGATAGGCGAGCGGGGCGTTTTCGGGGCTGAAATAAGCCCACCGCCAGCCGTAGCGCATATTGAGCCGCTCGGCTATCTCGTCGATGAACTCGGATTTGCCGCTGCCTGGAATACCTGTTACCACGCATAGGCGTTTCGTCTCAAACGATAACAGGCGGTCGAAATTCTCATGGCCTATCACTACGCCCTTTTGCATACCGTGTTCAAACAGCGCGTCGAGGCTCTGTTCAAAATCGCTTACCGTGAACACCCCGTCAACCTTGATTTCGGGAGCGTCCGCGAGGCATTTTAACAGGCTGTCCCGCCCGTACTTTTGGAGGTGTTCGTTTGCGTCCTTGCAGTCCTCGCCATATTCGAGGACGCGGCAGCGTTCTATGCCGAAGCGGCGCAGCAGCTCGTCGCGCAGCTCCACCCCCTTGGTGTCCGTGTCCGAGGCTATGTAGATAACCTCCTTGTCGTCGAAATAATCCTCTATGAAATCGTCGAGATAATCGAGGTTGGCGTTTGCCCCGTTTGGGACGCTGATAACGTCATGCCGCCCGCACTCAAAGAACGAAAGAGCGTCCATTTCGCCCTCCGTGATGATACACTCCTTGGTGCCTCTGATAGCGTCGATATTGTAGGGTATCAGCCGCGCCCCCGAACAGAGCTTGAAACACTTGTCGCCCGTGCGGAACTTTGTGTTGATAAGCTCGCCATTGAGGTAGTAGTTGAACTGAACCGTGTTGGCCTGTCCCTGTTTCTGTGGCATCCACTCCATGCCCGAAGTTATGTGGAGCGCGGCCACCGTCGCTGCTGATATGCCTCGGCTCTTGAACCATGCAAGCACCTTGTCATCGACGGGGGCTGTCGGGCGGGGCGCGGGCTTCTTATACACAGGCTTCGCCTTGCGTATCGGGGCGGCGTTGTGCCACGGGCGGCGTTCCCATTCTTCCTTTTCGGCCGCGCAGCCGCTGAACCCGCAATAATGGCATTTGAACTCTCCTGTCGCAAGGTTTATTGAAAGCGATTTGTCGCGCTTGTCGCGGCGTTGGTCGTGGCACTCGGGGCATAACACCTTCTTGTTGCCCGAAGACCCGCGTGGCGCGTCTATGCCGTATTTTTCCCAATTTATTCTCATAGCAGTATCCATGTTTGGGATTTACTGTCCCAGCTATGCCGTTCCGAGGGGCGGGGCGGGGCTGTCGGCGGGATTGTCGCCTTGCCTGTCCCGTAGGTTCGTCGGCCTGTTGTTGTTTCGATATATTCGCCCGCGCCGAGGGTTATGCCCTCCTGCGTCATTACGCGCCCCTGTCCGTTGCCGCTGCGCCCGTGATCATAGTTGCCCTCCATGACCTTTACCCAGTTATTGCCGTTGCTGAACAGCCAGTCGAAAGAGGCCGTCCATCCCTTTTGGTTGTCGCCTGTGAGGAACGGGCTTGCCTGTACCCGCGTGAATAGGTCACGGCAGCGGTCGAGCCATAACTGCGGGGCGTTGGGTTCCATTTCGAGGAGGCGGCTCTTAATCTTCTTGCGCCTGTCATCATTGAGGGCTTTCACTTGCGGCAGAGATTTGCAGATAGAGTTCCACAGGGCAGTAATATCCCGATAGGGATATATTATACTCTTCTCTTCTCTACTTTCCTCTACTATACTTTTCTCTACTTTACTATGGGGGTTATCGCCGCGATTATCCGCGTTTTCATCGGTTTTCGCAGCGATATGTTTGCTTTTCGCCTCTTGTCGCTTGGCTATTGTGGCCGCGAGACGTTCCCTGTCGCGTTCTCGCTTCGCTAACAGCCCCGCGAAACGGCGTTTGTGGGCTTCGCTATACAGGCGGGTCCCGTCCTCGTTACGCTGTAACAGGCTTATGCGGCAGCAGTATTCTACGATGTCGGTCAGTTCCTCGGGCGACACGTCATAGTCGGCGGCAAGCAGCTCCACGTTAATGGGGTTGAAGTCAAGCTCGAAGAAATCTGTGTCCGTGAGGGATTCTAACAGGTAACACCAAACGGCGTAGCCTGTGTGGGAGAATTTTCGGCGCAGGGCTTTCACTTTCACGTTGTTTCGCATATCAGCGTCGTGCGTGAAATACTCCGCATTGTTTTTTGTCGGTCGTGCCATAGGATAATATGGGGGTTACATGGTTGCGAGGATAGATTTGCGCAGCTTCTCGTTACGGGGGGTCCAATCGAACGTCCGTATCATCCACTGCCTGTAACTGAGGGGGATTTGGGCTATCGGCTCGCCTTTGTACTTGCCAAACGGCATTTCCGTTATGGGGGCGTTTGCCCGTTGGTCGATAGCCTGTGTGTCCTCCCGTGTATAGCGGCCTATGTCGTGTATGGGAATGCCCGATAACAGCCGCCCGCCTGTTCCGAACATACGCCACACGCGGCCTTGCTCGAAAGTGATGTCCTCGACGCGCCCGAAGCGTTCCACGTTGCCGCCGAGGTCACAGATAAGGCAGTTTTCTTTGTTGGGGTCTATACGGGTCCCGCGTCCGACAATCTGATAATACAGGGCTATGGAGGCCGTCGATATGCCGAACAGGATACAATCAATGCCTGTATAGTCGAAGCCCGTTGAAAGCACCCTCACGTTAAATATCACGCGGATCTGCCCCGCACGAAAGCGGGCGATAATGTCCTGTCGCTCCCGCTTGTCTTGCTCGCCGTATATGGCCGCGCTGTTAGGGTATTGTCGGGCGAGGCGTATAGCGACCTCAACCGAGGGAACGAAAGCGAGGATGTGCTGTCTGTCCGAGAGCCTGTCGAGCTGTTCGAGCATAGCCTGTGAGCCGCCGTTGGCGTTGTAAGCCGCCTGTACGCTGTCCTCGGTGTATTCGCTTTTGGAGGTGTTGAAAACGAGCTTGGAGCCGTCAAATGCGGCTGTCTCATACAACAGGTGCGACCAATAGCCGAGCCGCACCATTTCCTGTACCTGCCCGACGTGGATTATCTCTTTGAAGAAGTTGCCCTTCTTTGAGCGCGATGTCAGCATAACGAGCTTTGAGTATGTCGAGCCGTCGCGGTCGCGGTTCGTTTGCAGCTTAACAGGTGTGGCCGTTATGCCGAGGACGTGGGTTATGCCGCTGTCCTTGAGGAACCGCCCTAACATTGAGTCGGCCTCGCGGGGATACAGGTGTGCCTCGTCTATCAGAACCTTGGTAAATCCGAGTTCCTTAAATTTCGCGCCCAAATTCTTAATTGAGCCTATTGTGGCGTAAGTGATAGGAGCGATGTCCTTGCGGCCGAAAGACGCGCTGTAAATGCCCACATTCACGCCGAAAATACCGCATAGGTCGCAGTACTTCGTGTAGTTCTGTTCGAGCAGCTCCTTGGAGGGCTGCAACACTATCAGTTTGTCGCCGCAGTTCTTGGCGACGTAGGCCGTAAGGATAGATTTGCCCCACGCCGTCGGCAGAACGATGAGGCTCGGCTTCGGCTTGGGGTCGCGAAAGAACTGTATCGCTTTGTCTATCGGCTCGGCTTGGTTTTCACGGAGTGTTATCATCTGTGAGTTAAGTAAGCCCGCGCCCGAGGGAGTAACCTCGCATAACAGCCGCGACGGGAGGCCTTTCGGCGTTCCCCTCCTTGGGCGGGGGCATATTGTGTTAATACCTGTGTTCATCGTTTCGGTTAAACTGCTTGCCCTGTAAACACTATCGGGGCAAATTTTTTAGAGCCTCCGTAGCCTCGGCGGGGAGCGGCTGTTTCGCTTCGAGCTTGCTCACTAACTGCTTGGCGAGCCTCACGGCATTTACAGCCCGTAGTCCGTTTTGCGGGGTGTGGGCTATCATCATTCCGAGATACTTAATGATATAGTCGCGGTCTGTGTTACTGATAAGGTACATCGGCTGTGTGGCTTATTTCAACAGGAAGCGACGCGCCCCCTGTGTGGTTATCATATATTCCTCGGCCTCCTCGGGGTGCGCGGCTTGAAACGCCTTTGCGTCGAACTTCTTGGAGGGCTTCGGGGCTTTCCAAGTCGCGAGAGTGCGTCCATCGTAAGTTATTGCCTCGGCGTCAGTAAATGCGAGCTTTATGCGCTCTTCAAGTTCCTCCTTGCGCTTTGTAAGCCCGTCGATTTCGGAGCGCACGTCCTTGAGGTTTTTGTAGGCCTCGTATATCTCGTCCGATACCTCTATGCTCCGCCCATCCGTGTGGCGGTTATATTTCAGCAGAACGTCGGCTACGTTCACGGCGTCGGGTTCCTGACCTCCGAGGATATTGTCAACCCAAAAACGGTCAACCTCCTCAATCAGCCACGCATAGAAGTCGGGAACGTGTGCGATGTCGGTATAGCCGAACTCCCTGCCCGAACAGAGCCACGCGAGGCTCCCGTGTTCATAGCCCGCCACGCCGAGCTGATATTGAACTTGGCAGAACCAGTGTTTGGGGATGTCGTTGGCATCTACGGCCATTTGGGTTGTCTTGCATTCGAGTATGCCTTTGTCGCCCTGTGAGCGGCTCTCGCCGAGCCAATAGGTGCGGTCAGGGCTTACTTGGAGATAGGGACGGTCGTTGTCGCGGATAATCCAATCGCCCGCGCTGCGCTTGATTACCTGTCGGCCTGTTTCGTCAGCCCAAAATCGGCTGACAGCGTCTTCGAGGTAGTGTCCCGCTTTCATTGCGAAATTTTCAGACTTGGGAGCGTCGAGGCCGCGCTTGCGCCGCCATAGCTGATAGGGGGTTTCCCACGGGTTGAGGCCTACGATTGTGGCGACCTCGGAGCTTCCTATGCCGCTCTTGCGGACTTCGAGCCATTCTTCACGGGTCGCGGGTCGGATGATTGTGTTGCTCATTTTTGCTGTTTTTGGGGTGTTATACAGGCTTGAATCAGCCCTGTTCGGTTACTTCTATGACCTCGCCCGTTTCGGGGTCTATTGCTTCGGCCTTGGCTGCCACGGGGACTTGCTGTGCCGTTCCCTGTGCTGCGGCCATAGCGGCCTCCGCTTTTTTCTTGCTGTCCTCGGCCTTTTTGCGGGCGGCTGCGGCTATCTTTTCGCTCTCGGCGTTGGTGGATCTGAACGTTTCCTGTACGGTCGTTGTGCCCTCCTTTATGGCGTTGGCAAGGCCGCGCAGCTCGAACACCATGTCATCCGTTACCTCGACGATGTTCTTTATGCCGAGATAACCGAGCAGTTCCTTTTGGGTCACGCCGAGTTTGGCGAAGTAATCGGTCATGCGCTGCATCTGCGTTTCGCGGGTCAGCCCCTGTCCCATAGCTACTTGTTTAATGTCGTTGATAACTCGTTTCGTCACGGCGGGCGGAACAATCTTCAACACAGCGTTGCGGAAAGCGATAGCGGAGGCGGCGTTGCCTGTCACTACCTGCATATCCTCGCTATACGTCCTACCGTCCTTGCCCGTGATACGGCGTTTTACTTCAAGACTGACGGCGAGGTTGGTTTCAAGGTCATGGCATACGGCCTGTGCCGTGATGGTCTTGCCGTCGTTGCCGATGATACGTGTTGCGACGCGGAGGTTACCCCACGCTCCAGCGATGATTTCTGCGAGGCGGACGCTGACGCCCTCAATCAGCTGTGCGTCGTTGCCGCGCCCGCGTCGGAGGGCATAGAAGCAATCCTCGGCGGTTTCGGTGTCGAGTGTAGCGATAGCCTTGATACGGTCGAGGCTGCGCGTGATGTCGCGGGGGTAGGCCTTGGCGGTGGCGATTTGAATGTCTATCTCCGAGCGGTTGATAGCTTGGAGCATATCGGCCTGTTGAACTTGGATTATGTCTGTTCCCATTTCGGATAGGTGTTTATTGCCCTCTTACGGCTTCGGGCGTTGCCTGTTGTTAGTTCACTCTTAGGGGCTTGGAGGTTATCAGCTGAAACCACTCTTGGCCGTTTATTTTGGTCGGGGTCTTGGCTACCAGCAGGGATATGCCGCGCTCGGCCTTGCAACTTTCGAGCAGTTTTGTGGTTATGCTCCGGGAGGTTATGCCCAGGGAAACTACGCCCTTGGATATTCCGCCTTTGTGCGAGCGGATACAGAGGCCGTCGCTGCTGTTGTCGAAACGTATGTACCATTCGCATTTGGCCTCCGTGTTACGGGCGAGGAACAGGCTCATATCGGGCTTAATATCCATCTCCTGTACGAGGATAGCTGATAGCGTCACACGGGCGTTGCGCCTGTTGATACCGATTGAGCGGAAGCCCCGCACTGCTGCCAGCGTTTGCCAGCTCTTGTCGAAAATTTCTAAATTCATTGTGCTGTTGTTTTGGGGTTAAAATTGTCGTTTTAGTCGGCGCCCGAGGGCTTCAATCTGTTCTTCTGTATAGTCGGGGAATATGGCTGTCAAACAGTGCGTAAACGCCTGACGGGGCGACACCCGCGTGAAGTCGATTGTCCTCATGCTCTGATAATAGTTTACAGCAGGTTCACAGTAAACGAGGGTCGCCTGTATCACGATGTCGGGATTCTCTCTGTCCGAGCATACGTCGTCGAAGAAAAACTCTCCGCAACGCTCCCTCAAAGAGGCTATAGCGCAGTTCATCGCGTCGAGTGTATCGTAGACTATTGCGCCTATCTTGTTAGATAATCTCATGGTTTTGCTGTTGTTTCGGTCGGGGGGTATGTTATACAGCTATGGCCGCTGTGGAGGGGCAGAAATACGCCCGTAAACGCGCCATTATGCTATTGAGCTTCTGCATTATTGTGCTGGTGCTCCGGCCTGTATACGCCGCGATTTCACGGAGCGCGAGGCCGACCTTATATCGGAGGCTGAATAGGGTGTAATCTTCGCCGTTCAACAATGCGCGGCAAGCGTTGTCAACCCGTGCGCTATCTACCGCGATAACCTCAGCGGCTCCCTCGGCCTGTTCCTCGTCCTCATGGAGGAAAGTGAAGAAGAGCGGGTCGGGGTGCGTATAGCGCATTTCATGCCTGTAGTTCTGTGATAACAGGGCGCGATATAATCTTATAAATACGGCCTCCAAATCACGCGACTGTGCGCCTGTCTCTCGCAACGATAAGTAGGTGTCTTGAAACACGTCATCGTCATAATAGCAGGTCATCATTGCTCTCTGTTTGAGTAGCCCGTAACGCGGGGCTATCCAAGCGTCTATTTGGGCGGGTGTCATATTGTTGCTATTCATTGCGGTTCTGTGTTTAGCGAGTTGCGATATAGGTTGCGGCGCGGGAGTTTATTTCAGCCTCTGTCGGCACGGCTTCCTGTGTGAGCCAGTCTTCAAGCTCGGCCTTGCGGAAATAGAGCTTGCGGTTCTTTTTGTAGTGCGGGATTTGCTTGCGGCTCGTAAGCCGATACAGGTGTCCCTCGGAAAAGCCGGTAAACAGAGCCGCCTCCGTCAGGTCGAGCACTGGCTTGGCCGCTATGGCCGCCAGGCTGTGTATCTCGTCGAGTTTGTCGCTCAACGCCTGTAAAGTGGGTTGGTTACTCATAATAATCCTCCTCTTCTGTTGTGTCTTCATTATCTATGGAAGCCAGTAGTCCATGGCTCTGCAAAAACCGCCCGCATCGATAACAGGCGTATATTATGGCTACTGCACCTGCCTGGACAAGAATCCGTTTGCCCAAAGGCATAGAATTCGATGAATCATTTTCATCGGCCATAATCAACACTGCGATGAATAGTATGCCGAATATGGCAGCGGAGATAGTCCGTTGAGCGAACTTGGCAGGGGCTTTCATGCTGTTACCTCCTCTCCTTTGATTGCCCGCTCAACACGGGCGCGAATTTGATAAATCGTACCCACGCTGTGGATACCGTACTTCTTCATCAGATAATCGTTAACACGAGTGCGGCTCTGCCCCTCTATGGCTGTGAGGGCGTTATACTCATCGTATATCGCCCTGTCGCGCTTTTCGCGTTCGAGTTGGAAGTCTGTCTTGAAAATCTTTGTCATATAGTGGATATATTTTCAATTACGTAGCTGAATTTGCCCTCGCGGTAATTTTCGCAAGCGGTGAGTTCGCTTACGATATACTTCATTGTTGCTTCATCGGCTTCCATGCCAAGTTGCCACGCCCCGTCATAGTAGAAGAAGTTGATATGGTTGTCAACTATTTTTGCGAGGCTTTCGCGGAGCTGAGCAGCAATATTTTTGTCGCCTGTTCTCAGGGTGAGGCTCTGTTCTGTTGTCATAATATTTTCAGTTAAATTTCCGATTTTATATTTTTTTTTGTAACTTTGTGCGGTTATTGTACCGTAACACGGTGCAAAGTTAAACAAGTTTAGTGTAATTTACAACTTAATCATAAACTTGTTTAGTTAATTTATATTAAAATTTATGTAAATGTCTGATAGTAAACGTATTAAAAAAGCTATTAATTGGCTTATTAGTCAGGGAATCATTTCTTCTCAAAAAGAATTAGGAGAATATTTAGGAATAACTAATAAAAGTTATCTATCTCAATTGGTTAACTCCGATTCTCCTAATAGAGAATTTGTAAACAAGTTTATTACCATTGCTCCAATGATTAGTTCCTCATGGCTTCTCATGGGAGAAGGAGAAATGTTGAAAGCCAATGACAACGAAAACGAGGAACAGGTTCCTGAAAATAATGGAAAATTTGAGTCACGAATAATCCCATTCTATGATGTAGAAACCACGGGAGGATACCACGGACGGGTGACATCATCCAATGTAGATGCCACTCTCGCAGGATATATTAATGCTGGGGATTGGTTTCAAGGCAGGGAGACCGCAGCAATACGCCATGTCGGCGATTCAATGATAGAATACCCCGACGGCTGCATACTCGCGGTGCGGGAAGTCTGCGAAATGAGATTGCTTGTTCCCGGACGCAATTATGTTATCGAAACCGACGAGTATAGGGTGACTAAACGTGTACAACGTGGAAGCACAACCGAAACGATTGCCCTGTATTCTTCTAATGAAGAGAAATATAGTGATGGTCGTTTGGTGCATGAACCTTTTGAAGTAAATATACACGACATCAGGCGTATATTTAGCGTTTTGGGCTACATAGTAAATCAATCCGGCGAGCCTCGACTTATCCGACCATAGGGATCCTATAATTCAAAATCAAAAACCAGTATTATGATTAATTCGGACTCATATCCGATGCGAACAAGCATCAATATCAAATCTTTTATAAACAAATATAGAAGTGTTTTGCCTACAGATGTGTTTATGAAGTTATGTGATGCAGAATTGGACGGTGTTAAATTCGCCACAATTAACCCAAGTGCTATTATTGAACTTGATGAGAAATTGAAAGAACGTAAAGCTGTAGACAAAGCACTTGCTCAATGCGTAAAACGCAATAATAAGGGGAAAGAGCTTGAAAAAGAGGGTCGCATAAAACAAGCCATAAAGAACTATGAACGGAATATTGGCGAGGATTGTTATCCGGCTACGTTTTCGTTTGAACAATTGATGGTCATCTATCGAAAGCAAAAGGATTACGAAAATGAAATTAGGGTTATTAATAGAGCCATCGAGGTTCTATGCCCTCGTTATCCAGATTTGATAGAAAAATATCAAAAACGGCTTTCGAAAGCTGAGACCCTCTTAACTAAAAAGAAATAGTTATTTTACTCAAAAATCGTCACACGTAGCGTTTGTTGTCTCGCACGGATACTTGTACCTCCCGAAGTGAAACGATGCTACACGTGGTAAAACAGAGGCAACACCATGAATAATCGTCTATTGGATATAATTAAGTATGAGACCGGAGGTCGACAGAAGGATTTCGCCGCCGCTATGGGGTGGACGCCACAATATCTTACCAAACTATTGAAAGGCGAGAATTTCGGCATAACGCCCGTGAAAACGCTGTTGGAAAAGCTGCCCGAAATCAACGCCCGCTGGCTATTGCTCGGACAGGGAGAAATGCTCGAAATGGGTAAGCTGTTCAGCCTCCAACGCGAGGCTTTCGCTCAGGCTCAGTCGATACTCGAATTGGAGCGGTACATCCCGTTTATGTCCCCCAATGAATTGCACGTCTTTGAACAGGCCGTCGCTCAATCGCAAGTGCCTGTTTACAGCTCCGTACAGGTCGCAAAATGGGAGGAACAGGCAAACACCCGCAAGGAGCAACAGGACGCGATATTCAACGCCGCACAGGCCAAATCAAAGGAGTTATGCAGACAGAGGACAGCCAAAAAATAGTAGGTCGCTTTTTCGAGGCATTATACCGTTTGAAAGAGCTCGGAATCATCAAAGGCAAGAAGACATTTACGGAGCGTTTCGGGATAAACCGTTGGAATCTAATATCGCTCGAAAAAAACCACTCCCGCGATATATTTCAACCTGCGTGGCTGTGCTATCTCGTTACGGCCTACGGGGTGTCCCCCGAATGGCTGTTAACAGGGCGGGGCGAAATGCTATCGCGCACTCGCCCCGCTTCGGCTGTTCCGAAATAA